AATCCATATGCTTCTAGAATAGTTATTGTAACACCAGTAGTATTCCTAAATATAGGGATATAATCTAGTATAACAGGATCTTCAAGATAAAGGTTCTTCATATGAAGGAGCGTCTTAGGATTAGTCCATGCTGGTAAACCACTATTCATAGTCATGTGTTGACCATCAACACCTTTAGGAAGTCTAACAGGTTGACCATTTGTCGTAGCATAGATCATGTCTCCTGTTGTGGTCAGTGCTAGGTACTCTACATTCACCATACCTCTCTGAGATGGGAGAGCCAGAATCTGTGCTGGAGTTGCCGTCATTGATTGTGCAACACTAAACTGATTGTTGAATCGGGAATCACAATAAACACCTGTCTCTATGTTAATCGTTGTATTTGGTAATACCTCGTCAGTAACAACGTATGGAGTCCATGATACAACTGGCGTAAAAGTCCCACTGTTCATGGATATCTCATAACCTGTTGTAGCTGTAATTGATGTTGATCTAGCTTGAACCTGAAGGTATCTAGTTGTTGTGTCGGTTGTTCCGAGTCTTGCAAATCTAATTGCCTTGAAAAAACAAACCTGTTTGGGTGAGATAACAGTGGCTATTGTATTTGCACCAACACCAGCATATCTTCCCATCTCAGCGAGGATTTTTATCGAGAATCTGCCACCTACTGTATCATCAGCAAATAGTGTTACATCCATATTACATTCTGATGATACCGATAGAGTTGCAATAGTATACCAAGCATCAGCAGTAAGTCCTGTAGCTGTGGGAATAGTACCTGTTATAGACTCTCGGTAGTACGTATCCCCGAACTCTTTGGTAATAATAGCTTTTGCACCGCGGGAAGTAATGTCAGTAATAGCCGCGACAGGCAAGGAAGCGGTGCCATTTTCATGAAAAGTCGCGACAGCTCTCTGAACAACAGCCCCGCCAGCGGTGGTGAAAATACTACAGTATGTCGGTGTTGCGCCAGAACTCCACGCACCTCCAGTGTAAAACGCGATACCTGCCCGGTTATCTGTCCATGCTACGCCATCATGCCCTCTACCCAATAGTGCAACCAACTGTATAGCAGATGCAGTTATTGCCGTAGGTGATGCGATTGTCCCCTCTGAATATCTGCCAATGTACCCGATGCGACTTCCACTCGATTGTGATAGTTGAAGAATTGCTAGATTGGTGTTTTCGCCTTGGATAGTCGTGAAATTACTACCATTGGTTGTTGATATTGTTTGTCCCGGTCTCAGATAGTACGCATCGGTGAACTCTTTGTTTGCAATTGCTTTACCACCGAGAGAATTAATCTGTAAAGCTGTAGACTGTAACGATTGTGTTGTAGTGAAATTGTTGTCCATCTCAGATGTAGCTATCTTCACAGCGTTTGATGCGCTCATCACTATCACATTGTCACCCGTCGGAAGCGTCGTTCCTGCCTGTATATTAGTTACCGAGAACGATACTCCTAGATAATAGTTTCTGATTATTTTGAATACTGGCTCAGAAAACTCCGATGCTCGCTTGTGGTACACTTTGATTGTTTTTTCTGTATTATTAGTAACAACTACTACCGTACTTCCGTCAGGAATTGATTTTTCATAGTACATCACTGCGTTGGACGAGGTAAAGATAGTGCCATTGTAAAAAGCGTTAATATCCACCCGATAGCCCCCATCGTAATTTCCACGATGGGCAAACAGGATCGACGCGTTGCAGTTATGGTTGATGGTTGATACAGTCCATGTCATGATCTCCTTATACTGTAGGTAGTCGTTTGCCACAGCCGTTCGGCACGGAAATAGAGATGTGCCATAAAAGCTTGATGCCTCAAGAGTTGTGCGCATACCAGCAACAGTCGCATTAGCCACCAGAGTTCGTGCCGTGGCGGTAAAGTCGGTCTGAGCAAAAGTGTCTACACCAGTCGAGTATGTAACTTTATCCACACCTGTTGCCAATCCAGCAAGAGCGGTAAGAGTCGCATCCTTGGGTTGATATGATAAATCACTATACCCCTTAGTAACAATATCATCATTCTCGGTGATCTCCGCAGTGGTACACCCAGGAAGTTTTGCAGATCCGTCACTCTGAATAGTTAACAAATCTGTTCCCAACCGTTTGAAACTGTATGGCACTGTGGCAGTATTGTTCGTATCGAAGCTATCACCGTCAATGATCATGTCATCAATCGTGTTAGTTCTAGACCGAATATCACCACCTACAATTACATCACCGTTCGTATGAATCGCAGTAGATCCTATCAAACTAGAACCCTCTGTTATCGTAGGGTTGGCAACATTACCACTTCCTGCAATCGGAGTGTAAGTCCCCACAGGACTCAGACTGTTCAAGAAATACTCGCTGTCAGTCCAGAGTCCCGGGTTGGTGTTGTTGGTAATAACCCAGATCGAAGCAACCTGACCGATGTACACCAGATCAGCTCCTCGTTGGTAGATGTTGGTCATCTGTCCCAGAGTCGCTCCGGTGAACGTATATGTACCATCAGCCGTCCCCACTCCCGCAGGACCGGTACCCGCTTCAGTCCCAGCGATCACTAATGTCCCCACAGGGGTAGTAGACACTTTGATCTCCACTTGACCTTCAATGGTCACAGGATCGTTCACAGCAATGGTTCTGACATCCAGATTGTCTAGATTGATGATATCTTGATCCAGAGCATTGTTCCCCAGAGCTAATACCTGAGAAAGGTTCTGAAGTGAACTCACGAGACTGGAAGAGTTCTTAGACCCTGCGACTGCGCTGATTTCTATAATCTGCCAGTTGTTTGTCGTCGAGCGAATAATGATTTCTAAGATCGGAGCAAACTCCTGAACGAGACCACCGGGGAAAGCTGTTCCCCAGTTGTATGATCCCCAAGGAATCGCTCTGATTGTATCGATGTTCTGACTTACCGCTTGTGGTTTTGTCCACCATGTTCGATAAACCTGAGAACCTGCGTCAGCTGTCACCGGAACATCCACCACCCATACTTTTGCATAGTCGTTGTTTGCTGAAGTGGTGTTAGTATACACTCCACCGGCGATTGATTCCCAGTTGAACCGTCCTCCTGTGGTGGTAATGAAATCATCTTGTGCCTTGTCGAACACCGGAGTCCCTGTAGTCGAGTTGGAAAATCGAACATACTCACCGGTCGCTATCTGAGCAATGGCGGTAGGTAAGTCTTCATCGTTGATTACAGCAGAAGCAATTGTAGGTCTCCTACTACCCACTGCAGTGCTGTTTGGTGTCCATGACAATGGCACTGGTAACCCACCAGAATCTCGATAAGTACCGATGTGCTTGTGAACGATTTTATGAGCATTCCAGTCCATGAGACCGTGACATTCTCTGATGGCGAACTTGTCATTCACCCCATAGTACACTTCCATAATCATGGCATGAGTGAATTCCCAAGGAGTGGTTGTCCAGACGAAATCAGTCCCATTAAAGTATAAGTAGTATGAAGTTTTCACAGCACCGGTCACATCATCATGAGGTAATGATCTCCAACCACTTACCATTGTTGGAACAACTTTATCTTCGAACAGCATTTCTACTATTCCGGTAACTTCTGCTGTTCGAGCGAACTCACCAGTTGCGGTATAATTCTCAACAACGAGAGCTGGACGGGTGAATCCTGTGTGAGATTGTGTTTTACCACGAAGATCCTGAATTCCATTCAAGACATCCTTCAAGGTATTCCCAGAAAGGCCACTGTCATTCATGATTGATGAAGTGTACATTGCTAATGGAATATTGATTTTAGACTGATGATCCGATCCGGTGAACAGTGTGTAATTCACATCTCCACTAACAGTACCAACTTTTTCTGCGTACACTTGCAGTCTGAATCTCTGGCCAGCCAGAACGTTCAACTCTTCCAACATAGTTCCTGATAAGACAATTGTCTGTAAACTAGTATCAATGGATAAGAGACCTGAGGTTAGAATGGTGATCACTCTTACCCCTGCCGTACCGATGGGAGCGCCGGTGATTCCTGAGTCAATGATCCCACCATTCAAGTCCGCCAGATACGCTTCGATCTCATATCTGCCATGGAACCCTGTATGAGTGTTGTTGGACTGAACAGATAATGACGCTTTGTATTCTCCTTTGAAGAAGAGAGCGTTCTGAGTCAGCTGTTGAGACAGATAGAAGATAGTGAACTGTTCTCTTTCATCGTCACCCACGGTTACTGTCTGAAAAGCAGAAGGAACTGAACCAGCATCATCTTGTAACAGATTATACCAGACATTCAGCTCTCCAGTCAGATAGAGCGAAGACATGTACCCAGCGATAGGGTGTTCTAACAAATCAATTTTGAGTTGGTCGATGGCTGAATCAATTTGACCCACTGTCGCAGAATGCTCAGGAAGCACTCCATCAGGATGGGATATTTTCTCAGACACAGTAAGCAAGTTCAGACTGTTATCTAGACTCATGGTTGCGGTTCCGCAATCAAGATTCAGAGAGACATCGGTGTTCCATATCTTCTGAGTTGCGGAAAAGTTAACTTCGGGATATGCAATATCACCAGTTACGCTGAGACCTGTTGCTTTCCATCCACCATCCACATCAACAACATTGACAGTATTCTCAACACCTTGTGGTTCTACATCTGCAACAATAGTATTGATTCTCCCATCTATACCGTCTAATGTAATCAATCCCGGGATAATGGCTGAAGCTTCTTGGATACCCATAAGACTGATCTGGGGAGAGAAGTTCCCAGAACAATTGAATTGCCCACCAACATAAAATGCTGATTGTGGGTGAACAAATATCACATCATAAGCATGACGCACCCGTATCAATTCTCCACTATCCGCAGACAATTGCATTGGTGAGCCATAACTCTTGACATATTCGATGAAATCTGATGACATCCCCCGTGATTCAATATGAAGACCAAGCGGAGAAACACCGTCTGAGTTAAGAATAACCGTCCCATAGAATTGTACTGCCCGACCATATCCGTTGTTCTCAGTGTACTTGATAGTGAAATTCTTGAAGTTCCATGCTCCTAGAAATATCCAGTCAAAGTCAGTACCTAATTCAGCACCTGGGAGAGTTATTTCTCCAGTCAAAGCCATATCAGGTTTGTCACCGAAGCCGCCCACGAAGGTTGTGTGACCATCGGTAATAGCATCTTCTAATTCAGCTAATGATGTGATGTATACGCTAACTGACATCACCTTATCAATAATATCTTTAGTCGTTTGTGTGTATTGAGGTCCCCATTCGGCTTCATCATTTTGCTCTAGAATATCAATTCCACTACCATTATAATTCTGTATCATATCAATACTCCATAAGGTTTGATTTATAACAGTATTTATAGCGATAGAATAAAAAAAGGATCCACAACTTTCATTGTGAATCCTCATAGCGATGCAACGCTTCTGGAATTTATTTAGATCTTCTTGTTTGTCTACCATTACCAATTTCACCACACGCCTATATTGGTGGGATCGTCGGGGCATGATCCCGAAACCTATTTGTTATGAGCAAATTACTCTTACCGATTGAGTTACGATCCCAATGAATTTAGTGGTTCTGATCGCAGCATATTCACCACTTGCACCTCCGCAACTTGATTAATATCCGGCGATGGCCAAGAACATCAATACTAATCATGATACACAGTCAGTGCTGAACCACATGAAAATTGATATCACCGCGGAATCGAACCACTTCCCTATTCAATGGCGACTACTGATTTATCCAATAGTTGTCACCTGGTCGAGCAAGCCAATTTATGACCAGATTTTACTCCTTACGGTAGCTTCGGCGTCATTGCGCTATATCCGGCAGAAACCATTTCAAATTCGTGATATCAATGAACTAATTGAAATCCTGTCATTGATGCCCGTGTAGCTGCAGCTGACAGCTATATTCACATCAATCAATATCTGGTATCCCACCACAACACAATCACAAATATGGAAGTGGTTAACCCTCGCAATTGGGCCTATCAACAGGACTTGTTGTGCCAAGCCTGTAATATCTATCGGGTGACAGAATTTCAATTAATTCATTATTTCAAAGGACAATAGTGTCGGCTGGACTTGAACCAGCGACCGCATGATTATGATTCATGTGCTCTACCAACTGAGCTACAACACTATGAGATTTGGAAGGGTGGGATTCGAACCCACTAAACCTTACGATAGATGATTTACAGTCACCCGCGACTCTCCAACTTCGCCGCCTTCCAATAAAGAGTGTATTTGATAGTCCAGTCTTTGAGTATTTCATTCAGATCCGACGCGCTTCACTGAAACCTGGTTGGTGAAGTTTCTCAAACTCCTCACCTACATGGAGCACCAAATCCTATCAACTACACATTTGATGACATTTAACGAGTTGCATCATGCTCACATTGCATCAACTTTAGATGGCTGTCTATTAGAAACGCCGTCCCCATAGCATCTATAGTCAATGACGAATGTATCATTTTGATTTTCTCTGGATATGTGGTGCATCAGGTTTTTTCCACCGACCACCCCATTCAAGTCCAAGATCTTCGGCTATTTTACCAGCCTCTTCATAATCACCACGCTTGTTTTTATTGACATCAACTTTGATATCCCATATTGCATGTTTACCATCAACAATAGCAAAGTCCCAAGCGCGAGCTTTATCATTACCAACAATGCCATCAGCAAGATTGATGATATGCTCAGAATTCATTGTCCAAGTAACTGAATGTTTATTTTCAGTTTCGGTGATTGGTGCAAGACCAGCAATCTTTCGTAGATTGTTTGTATACACCAATGAATTTTTACCTTGCGCAAACAATGCGAGCTGCTCCTGGTATGAACGAGCTGTACAAGTGGTGATAACATTAATACCAGCAGCCGTACAACGCTTTAACCATTCAGCATGAAGTGGTTGAAGGTCTGGTGCTAAATCTTTTGGATCTCTCGATGCCATTGGATACCTCATTGTTAAAAATCAGTTATGTGTATGGAAGCAGGAGAGGGATTCGAACCCCCACGCTGTAAACAGCACCGAGTTATGAGCACGGCGACCCACCATTAGTCTATCCTGCAATTCATTTTTCTAAATAATACTGTATCTAATTCTTACAGCACACTCCACTTACGCGGTTCTGCTGACTGAGTTCGTCGTTGGGTAATATTAACTCCCGGTGACAGTTAGAGATCACATCTGTAGAGCCAGTAAGCTACCCTGGGATACAGCCCCGAGACAGGGGTAATACAGCATTATTTAGAAAAATTGTGTCGCAACTGACATTCCCATCAGATCCTCTATCGCCAAACGATAGTCGCATTAATTATGCTACTGCGACATAATTTGGATGTCAGATGGACTTCCACCATCAACCTTCAGGTGCTTTATATGGCCCCCACCGCTCTATGTAGTTGAGCTATGACATCCTATTTATCAAATTATACCTTATTGAATTGAATCATCGGTTATACAGCCATGTACAACAACTTTGGGTTAAGATTCATGACCACTAAAACTTTATCATGGATTTCTGAATACATTTATAACTTTACTATGCGATATCGCAATAAATATAAGTTTACAAGTTTTAGCTTTATACATTTACATGTTTAAGCTTTGACCTTTACAACTTTGACCTTTTACCAGTCTCGATTGATGGCCGACACCAAACCATTTACGGATAGAGTGAGAATTGAACTCACATACAACGGATTACCCCGTTTGACCTAACCATTAGTCGATCTGCCCAGTAACATAGTATTTTTATGGCGGGGTGATTACTCGCACCCCATTCGAGGAATCGTATTTAAGTTGTTTCATACAAACAACAATTCAATTCAGTAAGGTATAATTTTGTTTTCAAATAACACTTTGAGACTCATCTCAAAATATTGGGGCTTTTAATAATCTACGCGCTGTTACCAAGCATCTATTTTATTAAATTTAAAGCCCCAACGATCAAACACTACTCAAGAACTATCATAGTCCGTGCGTTAATTTCAGAAAGTGTGAAATCAACTTCATTGAGGAACGCATCGATTGCATCAATCTTCGCTTCAATTTTAGTTTTAGCATCCATTGGGTCTTCAAACTTCACTTCATTGTTCTTGAGGAACAATTTGGTAATTGAATCAACTTCGACCGCAACATCCGGTGAGTTTTTATTGGTATCCCGACCAATAACCGACTCAATTTTCTGATTGAGTTCACCAATGACTTTTACACGGGTAGCCTCAAATGTTTTATATGCCCGGAGAATGTTCTGCATTACCCCAACATAAAATGACCGTTCAGATGCAGCGAATGCTTTACGATCGATCGCTTCAGCAATAGTCATCTGTGTACCGGCGATTTCAACAAGAACGGTACCATTGGCTTTAATAATGGCAGATTTGAGTCTGTTTCGAAGTGTAATAAGATCATTATACTGATCTATGTTAGACTTCGCGGCAGATGTAAGCTTTTCAATATTCTCAGACATCGACATTCTTCCACCAACAGATATGTCAACCAACTGGATCTTTGACAGATCTGCATTGACAATTCGTTTGGTGATAAACTTGATCTCAGCGAGAGCTCTTGTAAGAGAAATCTCTTTAGGCGCCATTGTTTCCTCCAAAAATAAACTTTAACTTCAACGACAGAGTAAATATACTATCATGCAAATCCGGTGTGTATATTTTTTTTTATTTTTTATTCATCATCCAACATCATTGAATCATTGATCGGTTCCGTCAAATCAAATTCAACATCAGAAACCGGTCCAATATCAGAATTTATAACTTTAAGACCAACGATTGGGTACTGCTCTTCTATGTATGCCCGGAGGCGATAGGTCAACGCAATATATCCATGGTTCTTTTTACCATGATCTCTATTTCCTTTAGGTATATAATCAACCATATCATATACATACGCAACTTCTTTGGTGTCATGAACCCTCAAAACACGACCAATCGATTGCATCAGTGTTATCGTATCCTCTTTTATCTGGGATCCAAGCACAATGTTGTTAAGTCTTTTGATGTTTATCCCGGTTGACATTGTATCATATGTTGCCACCGTAATATTACCACCTGAATTGGTCATGAGATCGAATACACCATCCCGTTTAGTTGCGTTAACCGAACCGGATATTCGATGAATGATGTGATGTAGATTTTGTGGAATATTATCCTTCAAAATCTTAATCATCGCATCAATTTCACTGATGTAATTAACCAAAATGATTGTATTGTCTTCAGTTTTAATCAACCCAGTCGCGATTAGATTCCATATTGCCTGAAATCTATACCCAAATTCAATCAATTGCTTTCTCTCGGCGATATGATCTTTTCCGCCAGATTTTAAAACACTTCGTCTAACCTTTTGAACCAGTTTCTTGGTCTTGGTATCCTTAACCTCATCAATTATTTCAACAGTTGGATCCCAAAAATACTCAACAAATTCATCTGGATAATGAATCATCATGATTCGAATGTTTACTTGTGACAAAACCCCAACATCCATGAGTTGTTTAGCCGGAATGTTGTGAATTATTGACCCGATAAATGATTTTATCTTAAACTGATCGACTTTATTCCGCGGCATTGTGCCAGTAACACCAATTCGGTATCTAGCATTACGACACATCTGTGCTATACTCTGTATGGTCTCGGATCTGGCTGTGTGGGTTTCATCAATCAACATGGCATCGAATGAATAAAACCATGCTTCGGGTTGTTTAATCAATGATTGGAATGTTGATATGATAATTTGTTTATCGCGATCAAACTCCTTCTTAACCTTCACATCACCGTAAAGAACCGAACATAGCTGCTCGATGTTACTGAATCCATAATCCTCGAAATCTCGATACATCTGAGTGACTAAGTTGATATTTGGTACGATCAGTAGGATCTTTTTATCTTTTGATGTGAGATATCGAAGGATCCCATATAAGATGAACGATTTTCCACTCGCGGTTGCTGCACGAATGATTCCCCTCCCGAGATACAGAGCTTTAACCATGGCATTGATCTGGTAGTCCCGGCGCTGATATTTGGGGTTTAAGAAAATCGTATCAAGGAATCCTTCGACTTCCTCGGTTATTTCAGTGTTGATGAGAGATTTTGGATCGAACGAATATCCCAGTGTGTAATTGTGGATCTTAGCAAATTCTTTAACATCACCAAGCAGACCCATAGGGAATCTGGAGTTTTGTGCATCATAAAATCTGTTAACACCATCCCACCATCCACCCATGTATGATGGTGTAAATTCAAAGCCCTTTTTGGTTCCACTCAGATAATCATACAACTGCATATGAATTATATTGTTTACAGCTGTTACCGATAAATGAGTTTCCATTGGCATCCCAAGGACAATATCGCATTCACTCATAAATTAATCCCACAATTTTTAAAATCAATATCGCAATATGAACACATCCCCTGAATCACAGCATTGAATTCATCCTCGATTGTGTACTGAGCTTCAAATTTTCCATCCTTTTTCCTTGATTCCGATGGTACATCTTGGAAAAGGTCACTAACTCGACGATATGAAGAGTCCATTTAAATGATACCAAGCTTCAGTTTGTCAATCTCAACGGAAATCCGGATGGCATGACCCATTTGCATCACTTGTTTTGATGCCTTATCTATGAACTCCATACACATTTCATGAAATGCAACTGCTGAGTTGGCTTCGATGTATTCATCATTAGCCTCAACATAGATATCAATCTCTGACTTTTTATCCATGAATATTTTGTTGACTTGGATCTTCTTATCTTTCCCTGGCCATCGATAGCTGTCGAATAATTCGTTATACAGCTTGATTCGTCGATTCTTCCAATACTCCAAATCATCATGGCATTGCGCTGCTCTTCTGAGCCATTTTGAATACAGCCATGATAGCTGATAGTTCTTCGCTTGTCGATTCTCTGGTGTCAGCAGTAAATCATTATCGAGGTCAGCCATGTATGAAGCTAATATTTCTCGTGTCATCTTATCCATCCATGTTAATTTGACACAAAGATATATTCAGCGCACCCTAAATGGGTTCATTAATTTTTTTCGAGATTGTATGTATTGCTTAGATCGATGATCGTTTCTCTCACGCCTGATAGCCTTTGATGCCTTCTTGTTTGATATATCCCAATGGAATTGTAAAATATAATCATCAGGGGAGTGAATGGAATTCAGGAAATGTATGAATTTGGGATCCTGTGAAATTATGTGATTTCTTAATACACCACTACAAACAGCTTTAGATAAAGGCATCGACCCATCTTTGAATACCTGGGATAATTGCTCACCATTAATCTCAGTAGTTATCGTATAAACTACATCAGTTGAAGTTATCCCAATATACCCATCATCAACATGTTTAACATATGATCTTGATGGTTTTACAACAGTTTCATCTGTTAATAAATCATTTATACGTTTATCGGTATTCAATGCATTTTTACATACGAATATGTTTAACATTCTTTTTTTACTATTAACCCACACTGATGTTTCTTCCAATGATGAGATAAATCCTTTGTTGAAAAGGATTTTGATGATAGAATCATAATCTACTCTCATTTTCTGAAGTACTTTATACTCCTTATTGATGTTCGTAATGATGGTTCTGAGGTCTCTTGTAAAAAAGACATCATCATCTTTAAACTTAGCCATGACTTTACTTAATCTGGATATGACTATGTTATTAAAATTTAATTTATCTGTAACCATGTTACATAGTTGCTTATATGATTTATGAAACAACTTTCGATTCAAATTAAACTTCTGGGACATCATATGAATGTAATCGGTATGCCCAAATCTGATGCATTCGGTTTGACCATCGGTATGAACTAAGTCGGCATATAAGCATTCATCATTATCGGTTTCGTATTTTATGAGTGTAACTGATGTTGCATCATAAAATTCTTTAATCAGATCACACACCAAATCATTTAATGGTATGGTATTACCATTGGTTACTTTTGATATGATAGCCTTAGCTATGGACACATTTAATAGATATCCATACTGTGCAGTTAGATTCATAAATGCAGCAAACCCACGCTTTTGATTCTTATCATTTGCCACATAGTTGTATGCATTTCGTATTACGCTATATGTGTCAGAAGTACCATCAGGTGATGTCCATCCAGCACTCAATTTATGGAATAATCTATACCCCATCTCATATCCAAATAAATTATGAAATACTTGACCGAATTTTCTCCATTCAGCACCACTAGATAGTAATGTCCACCCACTATCACGGTTCTTCTGGTTCATGTATGTGCAGAATGAACTGACAATGCTATACGCATAGGTTCTATCAATGAAGTTAAATGCCTGACCATACACGAATGACCCATCGAGTGCAGCTTCATATGTGTATTCGTAATCAGCAAGATCACCCTTAGTTGTATATTTCATTGCAGCATCACCAATATGATAATCGATGATGGTTGCTGTTGGTGTGTACATATCTCCGACATGTTTGATAACCATTGGCTTATTATCAACCCATTCAGATTTACAAATATCATGACTTATCGATGGTCCTATTAATCTAGAATCACCTTTTAATGCATCAGAATCACATGATAACCCTAATGATATCATATAATTATATAAGTTTATCATGCTTATTCTATAAGTTTCCCGGCTATTGACATCTTCAATAAACGGGAAAAATACGTGGAAACAATCACCGTTTCCATTCTTTTGATGTGATTTCGATGTGTAAAGGATGAATGATAATCTCTTAGCAACTTCCGATGATAGGAACTGTTCTATTGATGAGTTGAAGTCATTTAGTTTTCCTGGTTTTACCTTGGAATCAAAATCGAATATAAGCCCACATGATGAAATGAAATGACTTTCTTGTCGAATATTTGAAAAAAATGTAATCTGGGAGTGTGTGTAGACTGCAATCTTATTACAGAATTCATCTTCTGTGATAGAGTCAAACTTAAATTTAACATGATTTCCAAAGCTTTTGAAATTAAAGCCAGCCTGTTTACTAATAGAAAACTTCATGAACTCCCTTTTACAGTAAAGATTTGGATAATATAATTAAATTTGATCATGATGTGCAAGAAAAATAATAAAACCGTTAATTCTTAGAATTGAGTTTTAACTCTTGCATTCATATTGCAGCCATGTGAATCTTCAAATAGTTTAAGACATCTTCGAAACGATCCGGACTTCGCTTCGTTCCTCGCTCATCCAGCTCATTCCTGATGGTCTTCGACCATCAGCTCACCTTTTTAATGGATACAGGACATATTTATAATTATACCCTTTAAATAGTTCTTTACTAGTATTAAATATATTTAATGTATAAACCTAAAACGGCCCCGTTTAAAGCATCAGAGCAACCAAGGAAATTGGGAGTGAAGTTCAGCCTCTTCGGAAAAATTTATTGGTGGGTATTTGTGGCGAAACATATATTGAGGAATCAATGGAGGAGTTATGAGATTAGATTTCGAGTATATCAAGTTCAGAAACATAAAGTCCTATGGGGCTATTGAACAGATCGTGACATTTAAGAATGGAATAAATGGGGTGTTCGGTCATAATGGCGCCGGTAAGACCACGATGCTTGATGCATTATCATTCTGTTTATTCGGGAAGCCATTTAGTGATATTACACTTCCCAGACTTTTGAACCGACGAATCAAAAAAGGTTTATTTACTGAATGTAAATTCAAATCAAATGACGATGAGTTTATTATTACCAGAACCATGAAACCGGATTCAATAACCATATTGAAAAATGGTGACCCTGTCAAACTCAAATCATCCAAGAAATTGGTTCAGTCTGAAATCGATAAGGTAATTGGTATCAACCATTACATGTTCCATCATGCAATATCATTAGCACTAAACGCAAACCAACCATTCATTTCAATGAAAGTAGCTGAGCGCCGAGAAGTAGTTGATAACATTTTTAATATCGTTGTTTTCTCTGAGATGACAGCTAAACTGAAATTGAAACGGACTGATGTGTCAACCCGATTCAAAGTGTTTAACGATCGTCTGAACTATGTTAACAATGAACTCGATAGTTTAAATACAAAACTTACCCAAGCAATCAACTCGTCTACCGATAGATCATCAGAATGGACTGATCGCATTGATGTCGGGGAAAAGAATATTGGAAATGCTGGGACATTCATCAGTGAAAGTGAGCTCCGAATTAAATTCCTAGGTGAATCGATCAATACAATCATGGAGAAATATCCGGCTGATAGATTTAATGAGTTGAATGATGATATGGGTAAGGTTGCCAAATCGATCATAGAACTTGAATCTAAACTGAATCACATGTCCGAGAAGAAATCATTCATGGTTAATAATAACCAATGCCCTAAATGTGGACAGGGAATTTCTGATGAAATGAAGAATGATCAGGATCTTTCTAACGGGATCCAAGCGCTACATAATCGGATCTATACCATGCGAGATATTCAATCAACAATTCAAACAACACTATTCGAATTCAATTCGAATTATTCAGATGTCCGATCAATTCAACAAGAGATTCAATCACTCACCAATAACATCCGAAACGCTCAATATACCATGGACGCTGCAATCAATGACATTGCATATGCTAAATCAATGATTAAAAATGTGGTTGTTGCTGAAACTGATTGGATCGAGAAAAGCATTGCCGAAAAACAAGGTGGACTTGAAGAGGCTAACGCCAATGTTGCTGTAACCCAAAGAGAATTATCACTGATCGAGAAATCGATATCTCTGTTATCGGAAACCGGCATCAAAGCATATTTCCTCGAGAAACTGATTCCTATGCTAAATTCTCGGATCAACTTTTATTTGGAGTCATTCAAGCTGCCGGTTATTGTTCGGTTTGATAAGTTTCTTGAAGCCAATATCGAGACCATCGATTCCCGGGAAGATAATGACTACAGTATGTTTTCTGGTGGTGAGAAGAAGCGAGTTGATATCGCGATATTCCTTTCATTTATCGATGTCACAAAACGAATCACTGACTGGAATTGTAATCTTTTGATATTTGACGAGATCTTTGACTCCGCCATGGATGATGAGGGTATTGAGGATGTGATGAAATCATTACGCGATGTGTTTAGTGTTAATCAAATGTGTATCTATGTAATCACTCACCGAGCACAGAACATCAACAAGAATTTGTTGAATGGTTCGCTTCACATGGAGCGTGTCGGAAATTTCTCAAATATTGTGGAGTCATAGAATGTCAGTTATTAATAATGAAAAATGTCATGAGGCCTTGATGCAGTTCAGGGAAGTTCATGAAAAGTTGAATGCCTTGATTGAATTACACCCAGATCCTAATGATCGTGATGATCAAGTTAATGAGATGATTAGATTTGCTGAATCTCGTCATCGAATATTGAAAAATAAAGTAGGGTCATACTTACTGAAGATATCAAATTTCTGGAAAAATAACCGACCTGAGTATCGGGATTACTATGGGTCTCGTGGGTTAGATATGATATCTCTGGCGAATGACTACATGTCACGAAATATTTTGAAATATAATCCAGCTACAGAGAATCCATTTAATTATTTTTCAATGGTGTGTAAATCAGCATTCCATCAAATCAAAGAGAAGTATGATAATGAGGATGTGTGGATAGTTTCTCTATCACACATTGAACATTGCTCTGATGATATTGATATTTCTGATCCAGAGATTGAGTTCGTGAAGCGAACTACTCTTGCCAAAGAAATAAATGAAAGAAATGAGTATGAGTCATACAAACAAAGTATTTTAGATGAAATTAACACCGGGGTTGATAATGAATATTGCATTGGTAGCTGATGTACACTTTGGTATGAAGAAGAATTCGCCGATATTTTACCAATCGACTATGAACTTTTTCATGAACCAATTCATACCAGATCTGAGATCTAAAAGGATTCATGATATTATCATCCTTGGTGACCTGTTTGATGTTCGTGAGAGTGTAAATATCAAAACTCTGATGGGGGTGTATGAGCTGCTCAATGTTCATATGTCGGATTTTAACATCCACATCCTGATTGGGAACCATGACATTTATCATACCAACTCAAATGATGTTAATGTTGTGTCTGTAATGAAGCACATTCCTAATGTAACGGTTTACACCGAGAGAGATGTCATCAACATCAATGGATTGAAGCTGTTAATTCAGCCGTGGTTAATTGATGGTGATGAGTTTGAGGCATTCGTCGATCAAGCATATCGGGATGGTGTTCGATTTGATGCGATATGTGGTCATTTTGATATTATTGGTATCCGGTACAACGAATTTGGTATCATATCAACCGGCGCTACAAAGGAATCGGTTGACCCAAAGGTGTTTTCTAAGGTGACCGATCGGGTTTACACCGGACATTTTCACACTCGAACGATTGAAACATATAAATCCCTCGAGGGTAAATGCCAAATCATGTACTGTGGATCTGCAGCTCAACATAACTTCGGTGATTATGGTACCGAGCGAGGATACACACTGATCGATGAGAATTTCGATGAGACATTTATCGAAAATACTGAGTCAGCTAAGTTCATTAAATTGGAATACCCAACAGAATTCAATCAATCGGATATTGAAAATAACATAATCCAATTGAAAATCGAGTCCGGTAGCGATAGCGATTCCAAAGCGTATGATAAATATGTGGAATTGATGCATAAATTCAACCCAGCTGATAAAATTGCATTCGTTTATGACAAAAGCGAAGTCATTGAATCTGATGTTGATATTGATGGTGACTATCATTCCGGAACTATTGATGAACTTATCATTGAGTTTATATCATCAATCGATGAATTTGATGGCCGAGATGAAGTTATGGCATTGTTACTTGAACTTTATTTGGAGTGTATGGCATCATGAAAGATGTAATTCTTTATGTTGATGATGACAAGTCAATTGAGGCCAACCGCGGGTTGGCATTGGCACTGTCGTATCTCAACAGTGCTAAACTTGGATACATATCAGTGAAAGTTCCTATGCTGATTTATGATTCAAATTTATATGCCCGGATAAAAACAGTGATACTTCGAAATGTCAACACACAACAAAGTATCGGAATATTCAGACAGCTGCGCGAACATGCAAAGAATTTCGGGTTTTCAATTGCATATTACTATGACGGGCTATTCATACACAACGAAGAATGTGGAATAATACCCGATTACATTCGGGATGATACGGCACCATTAACAGAAGCCCATATCACAACCGCAATCAGAATCATGAAGAATTGTGATTATATCATCGTTAAAAATGATATAGTGGCTCGTCATTTAAAGAGGGATGCTGGAGTCCAAACACCTATCCATATTTTTGGTGAATATGTCCCACAATATTCATTCCAAAACAGACAATCTATGTTACGAAGAAACAATATATTAAAGGCTCGGATTGGATATGTGGCTTCAACTAATGATTATAGTTCTATTGGTGGGCAATCCTCTGGATTTACTGAAGAAGTTATCAAATGGTTATCGAATCAGTTAGCTCGGGAGAGGTGGCAGTTCTATGTCTTCTACCCTAAGGGACATTTTCCATGGTTTCTTGAAAGCATGCGGAGATATACTGAATGTTTTATGATCGAAGTTGATGGTGTTTATGATGTTCATGGGAAATTAAGATTATATCGACCACAGATGTTATTGCAGCCTTTCGATGATAATGCGTTCCACAGAATGAATGGTGATGGTAGATTATTAGAAGGTTATGCAGCGATGATACCGGTGATCACCAATCAACATGATACTGAAATGAATCAATCAACCAAGGATTCATCGATATTAAAAGTGAAAGAGTTTACACCAGAACTATTAACTGAACGGATATCAGCGATCATCCATCGCGATTCATATAACGCAGTGATTGAATCTCAGTATGATTATTTATCGGATAATAAATTGTGGTTGGAGGATAATCTTCCACGACTGGTTAGTTTTTTATAGAAAGTTGGTTATTGTGAGAGTATTCCCCATAGATTGCAAAATTTTAAACATCTCCCATTACGACCTTGATGGTGTTGGGTGTCAAATTCTTCTTAAGCATGTTCATCATGATATCACATTCAAGCAATGTGGATATGGTAAGATTGACAAAATCATAAGTGAAATTAATCCTGAAATGTGGGATGGGATTTACATGACAGATGTAACCCCGAGTCCAGAATTGTGGGACGAGATTCGTCAATGGGAAAACCTAATCGTAATAGATCACCACGGCAGCGCACTCCCGTTAAATTCACCATCAGAAGGTCGATTTATCGCAGATCATGCATGTGCAACAAAACAGGTGTATGATTACCTTCGATATGCTTTTGGGAAGGATGTGTTTGCACATCTACCGACCATCGAACAGTTTGTGTGGCATATCAATGACTATGATTTGTATAAATTGGAAGATGTTAAGTCACTTGGATTCAATTTCATATACTGGAAACAGAATCATAATTATTTCAGAAAAGCATTTGGTGATGGTCGTGTTGATTTTAGTCGAACTGAACAGGAAATCGTAGATCAATCATGGGCTAATATTGAAACAACATATCGTAATCTAAGCTTTACACCAACTGATATCTGTAATGGAATCGTTATTGAAGTTTCCGAAAATATGAATGAGATTATGGATCGAATTCTGAAAGATGGTAAGTATTCGGTCGTGTTTAATATCAAGGATGATACAAAATTAATTTCAATCCGACACAACAATCCTCGTATAAATATTGGCGAGATATTGAAGGGGCTTGGAATTGGTGGAGGTCACCCTAAGGCTGGTGGGTGTACACTCACTGAATCAATGAACTACCGAGATACAATCCAAAGCATCGAACATGAGATCTTTAATACACTTACCAGCTATCCGGATGGAAATAAATAAATAATGTACACAAGAATCCATTATGATCGTGACGAGAATCGAGTTCATTTATGGGAAGATAATAATGGTGTGCCGGTATATCATTCTGAGCTTGTCCCATTTGAATACTTCATTTATGAAGATATGTATACTAGATCAAATCCAAATCTAGATCGATCATGGAAAGATATTTATGGTGTACCGGTTATTCGGAATGTGGTTACATCGCCACAGGATGTTAAAAATGTATCCAATCTTATGGAAAAATCTCAGATACCGACATGCAACACACAACTAAACCCTTCGATGAAATATTTATTTCATCGATACGGAACTGGAAATCTAATTCCTAAGGTTGAGAACTTCAATACCGCGTATTGGGATATCGAGGTTGCATCTACTAAAGGATTTCCGTATGCGGATAAAGCCGAGTTCCCAATCAATGCAATATGTGTGAAATTTTCTAAAACAAATGAAGTTCATGTATTTGCATTGAAGAATTCATATACCGGTAAGTACAAAACATTTGATGTATACCATACCTGCGAATCTCAGACTGAACTTCTCCAGAGATTCATTGATGTGTTTAGGGAAAATCGAGTTGATATCCTGACCGGATGGAACTCCAGACTATTCGACGTACCATATTTCATCAATCGGTGTAAAATGTTGGGGGTTAGGGCTGAGGGTTTATCACCAATTGGGAAGCTCATACCGAGGGTTGACAAAGAATCAGGTGAAGGGTTCTATGATATTGCTGGGTTGAATCATTTAGATTCAATGGATCTCTATAAGAAATTTACTTTCACCATGCAACCATCATACTCACTTCAAGCGATTGGGATGTTGGAATGTGATGAGGGGAAAATAGATTTCGAAGGGACAATCAATACAATTTGGCAAACCGACTGGAATACATTCATCGACTATAACGTTCAGGATGTACTGCTTCTTGAGAAAATCGAGAAAAAGATGCAACATATCCCACTGGCAATAAACATCGCATACTCATCGAGAATTCCAATCGAGAATGTGACATCAACTCTGCAGGTTGTTACCGGGGATTTGATGATGATGCTTGCCGATCCTAAAGTAAAGATTGCGGTTCCTGATAGGAACCGCAATGATTTACATGAGGAAGAGTATGAGGGTGCATATGTTATGGCGAAAGAAGGATATTACGAAGATACATGTTCGTTTGACTTGCAATCGATGTATCCATGGTTAGGCATTCAGTATAATATCAGTCCTGAGACTCTTATTAACATGAAAGATATCAGTAAGTATAAACCCGAGGATGTTATTCGCACTCCGGTTGATGGGATTTATTACGATAAGCGCACTGTTGGGGTTCTGCCTAGGGCATTTAAAAAAGGATTCGATCTTCGTAAGAGATTCAAAGACAAGATGAAACTTAAACAGCAGCTCGATATGAAGGTTTCATTCGAAGAGATGTTGATTAACGCTGAATTGTCAAATACAGTTGCGACTGAACTGTTAAATGAAATCTCAATCGAGAATCAAACCGAAGCATATTATGCAGCGATGCAGTTGGTTTATAAAATTAAGATCAACTCATATTATGGAGCTCTCGGTAACCGGTTCTTCTGTCTGTATAATATCACTAATGCTAAGGCAATCACCTTATCAGGGCAACATCTGATTAAATACCTATCCAACTCAGCTAACGATTATTTGAAAAAGAATTGGTCTATAATAGCTAGGGGTATCTATGGAATCGATGGTGTTAAAAACCCAGAAAACGATTTGGTTATACTTATTGACACTGACTCAAATTATATTCACATGAAACAGCTCATGGAATCTGTTGGGTTTACATACAATAAAGATGTTGAAGGGTTGACTGAGTATAAGAACTGGGTGAACAACTTGAACTCGAAGTTCTTCGTCCCATTCTGGGATCATATTCTTGATAAATATGCAGCACAGTTCAATGTTAAAAATGTGATGTATTTCAAACGAGAAAAGATTTGTACCAAAATGATCATTGTTGCGAAGAAGAAATATCTGTACTATATGATCGATAAGGAAGGTAAGTTTTACGGAAAAGAGAAATTGGATATCGTTGGTATTGAAATTATATCATCAGCGACTCCGGTGTTCTGTAGACCAAAACTTGAAGATACGGTTAAAATAATTCTCGATACCGGTGATGAGCGTGCGGCTATAAAACATATGATTCAGACAAAGAAAGAATTTATGCAATTACCCAAGCATAAGATCTCTCGGGCTATGGGTGTTGGTAGCTTTAATGACTGGTTTAAAAATGTGAATGATAAAGGTGTGATTGACTGGACGAATGGCCCAATATTCGAGCGTGGTATACCATATCATGTTCGTGGTGCAATCAATTACAATTATTTAATAGACTCTCTTGGATTACCACTGATACCAATAACAGGTGGTGCTAAAGTTAAAATGGTGTATGTCAATGGGACAGCCAACGATCTTGGATGTTCATTGATATCATACATCGGTAACTGGAGTGAGGAATTTGATAATTACTTCACGATCAATTACGACAAGCAGTGGTCTTCCACTTATGAATCGATAATACAGAGAATATTTGATGCTATCGGTTGGGGTCCAATAAGACTCATGGAAATGATCGATATGCCCGGCGCTCAAGAAATAGAAGAATGGGATTAAACAATAAAGGTGGATGAATGGCTGGTAGTAGTATTGGATCGTTACTGAAAAAGGATAAAAACCTTTCAAAGACAATTAAGAATATGACTGATGTTCGATCACAGAAGGAAGAGTTCATTTCAACCAATGTCATGACTCTGAACATACTCTGCTCTGGTCGAGTTGATGGTGGTATACCGGTTGGGAAAGTGTCTGGTATATCAGCTCAATCAATGACTGGGAAATCATTCCTTGGTTATGGTCTGGCCCGGAATGGTAGACGACTTGGTAAAACTGTAGTCGTCATTGATACAGAATATGCATTTGATATCGGATTAGCTGAAAAGCTTGGTATCGATGTGGATGCAGATGAATTCATTCTCATCCAAACATGTGCAATCGAAAAGGTTAAACAGCGTGTGCTTGAGATTGATGAATTAGTTCCGGATGACAGAAAGCGTGAAGTCCTATACATACTGGACTCATTCGGTCCACTTGTATCATCTAAAAGTGTTGCGGATGGATTGGCTGGAAAGGATGTTAAAGATATGACATTAACTCAGAAGAAAAATGAGTTGATGAATCTATTCTTGATGACAGAATCGACCGTGTTTGTTGTGAACCATGTGATCACGAACATTGGGGGTATGGGGGATCCACTCGCGATCCCGGGTGGTAACAAAATCATTTTCAATTCATCGGTACTGATCCTTGGTAGATCTAAAGCTAAACAGACTGATTCTGAAAAGGAAATCACTGGATATATCGTTTCCGCAGTGAACCATAAATCTCGTGGATGTCGTGAGAATTCTCATCTGAAATATCGTATCAAGGTTGATGGTGGTATGGATATTTTCTACGGACTACTCCCTGATGCTCTGGAAGGTGGATATGTTGAATCCCCATCATTGGGTTGGTATTCACGACCGGTTGTCGAAGATGACAAAAAGTGGCGAGAGGTTCAAATATATTGTGCTGAGTTCTGGGCTGAGATTTTTAAGAACACCGACTTTGCTGATTATCTGAATCGCAAGTATACTCATAGTGGTGGCCTTGATATGAACATTGATTATGAACCAATGATGATTGAGCAAAAGCCTGAAGCTCCAGTGAAAGCTACAAGGAGTCGTAAAGCGGCAGCGGCAGCCATAGCCACCCCAGAAAATGTAATTGAAGTTGAGATACAGGAAGTCGTGGAATAATATGAACGATGGTGTTGCATCTCAACACACGGTAGACCACAGCTATATTGGGGCTGTGAGTCTATCGGGTGGAATTGAAAATTTAGGTCATTTTTTTGAGTTTGTTATCATTAAGTTAATATTTGCAAAACCGGAATTATCTGAACGGTTGGTAACATCGGTGTCACCAACCATGTTTGACATCCCGTTGAATCGATCCATCATGGAAAAGATCATAGGGTTTTACGAATCAACGACTCAACTACCAACAACCATGGATGTTCAATTAACATTCGATGCTAATGAATATGCTTGGTTCTATGGACTCATGCAAAATGAGATCACTCAGTATAATGAACGAACTGTACTGAGTATGACGGAAGAGTTCATTAAACAGAAACGAATGTTCGATATCGTATCGAAGATCACCGCGGAGGCAACACGGGGTAAGATTGACAAGCTCAATGAAATGCCGGATGTTATGAGGGATGCCCTGACATTCTCATTTGATATGAAAATCGGGACCGATGTCCTTGACGATCCTGATCAATTTTATGATGAATATCATAAGCCGACCAAAATTATTCCATCGGGAATCCCATCGTTCGATCAAAAGATTGGGGGTGGATTCCCGGTAGAGACACTCAGCTTATTCCTCGCGGAGACAAACCTCGGGAAGTCATTGATTATGTGTTCCATCGCGACATCAATGCTACTTCAGAATAAAAATGTCTTGTATGTTTCGGCTGAAATGTCTGAGATGAAAGTCCGTGAGAGAGTTTATGCAAACATGTTTGATATCGAACTGAATGCAATGATGGGCGTTTCGAAAGAAGGGTTCAGAACATTCTTTAATAAGTACCGATCCCAGATTGATGGTCGATTCATTGTTAAGGCTGAATCACCAAGAACCATGAATGCAAATGGACTTCGTAGATTATTGGCTGAACTCAAGACTAAAAAGAAGTTTGTACCTGATGTTATCTTCTTTGACTACCTTGGTGTTGCTATTCCAAATGAACTGCGGAGATCCGATAATACAAACTCAGAATTGAAGCGTGTATCTGAAGAATTCAGAGCTATAGCGGTTGATAATAAAATCCCAATGATATCGGCTGTTCAGGTTAACAGAGATGGGTTTGGTGACCTTGAGATAGACCTAACTAATATGGCTGAATCAATTGCAGTTGCTGGTACCGCGGATATCATTATCGGTGTTACTCAATCGGAAGAGTTGAGGAATACCAATTGTTATCGATGGCAGATTCTAAAAAATCGATATGGTAAGAATAAAGAAGCCCAGATTGTGGGAGTTGATTACGACCATATGAGACTTGTGGATCGGGTGAGGACTGAAGTAGTCAATCATCAAATAAATCCTAATAGCCCATATAATAATCAGTTACCACCACAAAATGACACCATAGATTATGTCAAGCAGATGATGCAAACCGAACAGGTGGTTCAAGTTCAGAATGAGCAAGTATTTATGTGGGAATAATCTTTGACATTGCAGCCCCCATTGATTTATATTACTGTAAACCGATGGGGGTTATTGTGGATGAGATATTAGAACATGATTTAACTGATACTACGATCGAAGGTCGATACCATGATAATATCGAATCGTTCGAGGTGTTTAAAGTTCTTAGTAGCATGGGTGTTGATAGTTATCTAATCATTGATATGATTAGCAGCCGTAACACAAAATCCTTATTGATGGAGAGATTCTCTGATGTAATCATATTGACATCCGAGAAGTTAAACATTACCATTAGAACGATCCTAGGGTATATCTGTGAACGATATATCGACTTCGATAACCCACCGATCATTAGAGCATTCAGTGCTCATCTATCCAATGAACTTAGACAAATGTTCCTTCGCGATATGGCCAGAAGTGATCACAGCATTAGCTTATCGGTATTTGAAATTGGTGATGAAATGGTATCTATCGAAGAAGAGGATTAAATGAAATCTGTTGTTAGTGTATACTCATTACTGAGTCTCACACATTCATACTACAGCGAATCAAAATCTATTGACTACATCACCAATCGAAACATACAGAAGTTTGCTGTATCTCTGGGGAAGCTTAAAGGTCCTCTTAAGTACACATCAGAAAGAATTGCAAATGATATTGCAAACAGACACTACTCTGAATTATATTTGATATTGTTCATCGGAAAACATTTTATAGATTCCGAAAAGAAACTCAAACCATCTGATTATAAATCAGACGAACTGAAACAATTAGTTTCTGAGCTCAGCCCGGAATCAGTTCGAAATGCAACAACAAATCTGGCTGAAATATTTAATGCAACTGGATTGAATGTTACTAAATTGACTGAATTAAATGCAACTGGTACAAGTTTTCTTGTAAAAATGTATAAAGATAATAAACTACCATTAAGTTCCATAATGTATCTTGTATACCATAACATGATAAAACCAATAAATTGTGAAACGCATAATAAAATTTTGACAACTGTTACCAAAATGATTGATATGATTAAGTACTACAAACAAGGAGAGTCTGATGAGCGGTAAGTATTCAACTTCATGGAATGACATGAACAAACTTGCTAAAGAAGAAAACAGTATCGGGAGCACAAAAAAAGAAAAAGATCCATCAATCCTTGATCATGTGTATGGTCGCGGACAGGATGGAGTTGAATTTGCTGACATGGTTTTACGACCAATACTACACCAAGATAACCCAAGACCATATACCGTTGTTCACCGCCACACATTCTTTTTCGGTGGTCGATATGTCGATACTATTTGCCCATCCACATTCGGTGAAGATTGTCCAATTTGTCAGTGGATTTATCCTAGATGGGATACACTACCGGAGTTCTTCCGAAACAAAGTTAAACGCGATACGAAATGGTACATGAATGTCATCGTATACAGCGATCAGTGGGCACCACGTCGTGTTGGTAAAGTGTTTGTTTATAAACACAACAAAACAGTCAATGAAATTATTCGAGCAACATTCAATCAAACCGACGCAACCACTGGTCAGCCTTTGAATGTGTATGATCCATACACCGGTATGAACATTCATATCGTAGCCAGAAAGACAAAACGAATTGGTAAGGAATTGGTTCCTGAATATAATGGAACTGGATTCTCATCTCAAGGACCGATTGGCGATGACAATATCATTGAGCAATTCATGAGTCAAACTGTGGATCTGACTAAATTCAGAGACCGATCGCAGATGATGTCTACCGAAAAGATGGCTGATGCGATTGAATATGCATTTAATGCATTTACAGCTGGTGGTGTGAAACTACAAGAAAACCATCAAGGTGGCTATGCCCCGGATCAGGGTTATACTCAACAGGGTTATGCGCCGCATGGTGGTTATGCTCCAGCACCACAAGGTTATACACCACCGGTACAGCAATCATTTGCTCCAGCCCCACAAGCTTATGCACCACAACAGGTTCAGGTTCCACAGGGTTATGCACCGGCTCAAGCAGCACCAACCCCACAGGCTTATGCTCAAGCTCCTGTAGCACAAACATATACACCAGCACCAATGCCTGTTCAGACAGCTCCAGTGCCACAGGGTTATGCACCGGCACAGACAGCTCCTGTTCAGGCGGCACCAGCACCACAGGCTGCACCGATTCAGCAATCATATAACCCAGCACCACAAGCAGCACCTGTCCCACAGATGATGCAAAATTCCGAACAAGTTCAAGAAGCACCTCTACCACATAGTGGGCATATTGCGGTGAGTATGGCTGACTTTGATGATGGCGCTGATGACTTTCTCGCTAAATACGGTGGCGGAAAACGATAATCGACATTGGTAATTTGGGGGTAGAAATGCCCCCTTTTAAATTGGGGATTATATGAATTTTTTTGCCAACAAAATCAAAGACAATTTATTTGCACTGGAATCGATTGTTCGTAGTGTGTTGCTTACCCATGGACAATTCGAAGAGACTGCATCTAAGTATCGATTCAAATGTCAGATATGTAAAGACTCAAAGTGGTCTAGGAAAAAGAAACGCGGGTACATCCTTAAAGATAAGGATGTGTGGGTGTATTATTGCCATAACTGTGGATATAAGAAAAAGGTTACTGAGTGGTTGAGGGAAAAACATCCAGCTGAGTATCAAGTGTATCAACGCAATCTATATCGACCAAAGAATGATGATGACGAATATGCTGAGTTTATATACAACCAAACTCGAGAAGCCAATATCATTAAAGAGAAAACAGAGAACTACAAATCTGAAGTTGAGGCGAGACAATTCTTCATTCCGATAACAGATCCTAATGCGAAGCCGGCATATCAATATCTGGTTGATAGGCAGATCCCATTTGAGAAATGGTCCCATTGGTTATTTGCCACCGATGGTTTGTATAAAAACAGGATTGTTATTCCATACCTGAACGAACAAGGTCGGGTTTATTACTATCAATGCAGAACCATCGTTGGTGATGAACCAAAGTATCTATTCTCCAAGCATATCCCAACTGGTATGTATCCGATATTTGGATATTACCAAGCGGATAAGACGAAGCTGATTCCAATTCTAGAGGGGCAGATTGATTCGTTGTTTGTTGAGAACTCGGTTGCGGTTGGTGGAATTAAGATTGGTATCGATGGCATTGAAAATTGTCGTGATCGAGTATACATGCTGGATCTTGATGATAGTGGTATGGAAATGACGATGTATCTTCTTGAGCGAAACGAGCGAGTTTTTGACTGGGCTAAATTCGTTCATGATTATAATATTCCCCGGCGATCTAAATGGGATGTCAATGAAATCGTTATACATATAGGTGGTTCGTTTGTGTTCACTACCGAGATTATAAATCGATATGTGATACGAGGGAAGTTTAATAAACCTATGATGGAGATCTTTTGGAATGGCTTTAAAATTTAAGATCGCTGGTATCGATGCCAGTATTAATGGTACTGCGGTAACCATACTTGAGTTGGATGAAACGTTCAACATTGAACGGGCTTATTATCGTGGATATGCAACAACATTGAAACAACACAAGCTCGATCCGGAGAACCTGACAATGTTGAATAAAAAGAGTTTTAAATTCGACTATGAACAATATGTATGGAATGCCAATAACTTTGCATCATGGGTTGATGGTGTCGATTATGCCGCGATTGAGGATTATGCATTTGCAGCAAATGGGTTGGTGTTCAACATGGCCGAGAACACTTCATTGATGAAGAATGTTTTATGGAATGGTGGCATCCCATTAAGAAAATATGAACCGACTGTTATTAAGAAATTCGCGACTGGTGTTGGGAATGCTGATAAAAATCTAATGATGAAAACATATCACGAGAAGCATGATCATGTATTAGACTTATCGAACCTTGAAGATGGTAAAGTCCACCCAAAAGAGGATATCGTTGACTCATTCTTCATCGCGATGTTATTGAGAATTGAGCTGATGCTCCGGTATGGAATTATTGATATGAGACACCTGTCGCCGGAGATTATTTGGTGTTTTAATCGAGTATCGAAGAGTAATCCAATTAACATTTTGAATCAAGAATTCATTGAAAGGACATAATAATGTCTCATTTACTTTTTATTGATGGTCATAATATTCTGTATCGAGCGCTTCATGGGTCATTGACCTATGATAATGATGGTAAGAAGCGAACCGATGAGAGTAAAGCTTTAGAAACTGAATTTACTGCATACAAAGATGCAGTTCTGGAAAGTCTCTTTGGTCTAATCAAACACTTCAGACCAACCGATGTGATTTGGGCTGCAGATTTTGGAAAATCTTGGAGATATGATATCTTCCCTGAATATAAGGCGAAGCGTAAAGCCAGTCGTGAAGATGATATCATCAATCATGAGGCTTGGAAGAAAGTCACAAACGAATTCTTCCCACATCTGATGTATGCGTTCCCTAACATACGATTCATCCATGCTGACCGAGCTGAGGGTGATGATGTTATTGGTGTTGGTGTTGCTGAGTTTGGTGGTAACTACAACAAGATCTCATTGATTTCATCGGATGAAGATTTATTGCAACTACACACATCAAACAAGATCACTCAATGGAAATATAATTCCACTCATAAGAAATACACTCAGGTCACAACAGCGGATCCGGTGTTATCTAGAGAAGTAAAGATCATTGCCGGTGATACATCAGACAGTATACCCAATATGAGAGTTGGAACCGGTCCAGCTGGTGCAGTCGATCTATTGGCTGAAGGATTTGATGAATGGGCAAATAAACAGGCGAATAAAGATGTTACTAAATTACTCAAAGAGAATAATGAATTACCCAATACCGATGAGTTCCGAAGTGAAAAGATGGCTGAACTCATTGAAACATGGAAGAGTCGAATTGAATTCAACCGACAGTTGATTGATATGCGAATGATTCCTGAATGGGTTCGTGAACGAATCATCATGGCAATCAAAACATATCAGGTTCGACCAATGCCGGTGGCGGATCGTGAGACTGAATTCAATCTATTCAATTTCTTCCGATATCATAAAACCATCCGCGCCATGGATCAATGGGATGCTGTTGCTCCATTCTTTGCTGCGATAAATCGTGGGAAGTAATCGTAGATGGGCACATGGTGAGTATGTCCCGATAAACAAAAGTAAATATCGGGGCAAAAAACTACCCATGTATCGATCATCATGGGAAAGAAAGTTCATGGTCTGGTGTGATCACAAAACCAAAGTGGTTGCGTGGGATTATGAATGTCTAGTCATTCCATACATGAACACCATAGATAAACAAATGCACCGATATATACTGGATTTCTTGGTTGATATCAGAAATCCAGAAACTGGTGTCATTGAGCGGTACGCCATCGAAGTCAAGCCAATAGGTCAATTGTTACCACCAGATCCTACAAAGATTAAATCAAAGAAGCGTCTAGCTGAGATGATGTATGTTTACACCATCAATAGGGATAAGCGAAATGCAACATTGGCTATGTGTAAGAAAAAGGGCTGGAACTATAAGGCTGTCACCGAAGCAGATTTATTTAATGATTAACTATTGACTATTAATAACGACTCAATCTATATTTGGTTGAATTGAATTTAACAGGAGATTGAGGATGTTTAAAGTTCTGTATGAAAAACTTGTGCCGTCAGCTATGGATCCAGTAAAACCCACAGATGTTACATGCTCCGGATTTGATATCCACGCAAACAACATCAAGAAAGTGTTCACAAAAGATGGCCCAAAAGAAAATGTACAATTCCCATTAGTGCTGCAACCAATGGAGCGAGCTCTCGTTGGGACTGGATTAGCTATGTCGTATGTAACCGATCAGCAAGTGTGTAACATGAGTGATCATGACATGGAAGCAACAAGTAATCACCTTGTCGGTGAGATTCAGATCAGACCTAGATCTGGTAATGCATACAAATTTGGTCTCACTGTTCTTAATACTCCCGGCACAATCGATAACACATATGAAGGTGAAGTCGGAGTAATCCTCATTAATCTAGGGTTCGATCCAGTCACCATCAATCAATTCGATGCAATTGCACAAGCAGTTCCATCGGAGATAATGGTTGGTGTTAAATTGTTAACTGAAGGTGCCGTTGTTGGTCGATTGAGTGATAATGCTCGTGGATCAAATGGCTTTGGTTCATCCGGGGTGGTGGGAAAATGAAACCTGTTGTAGAGTGTGAACCATATCAAATCAAGTACAGTCCGGAGTTCTTTGAGCGACTGAGTAAGATGGCGAAGATTAATACACGAATTCGTGTAAAGAATGAAATCATTAATGGTGTCCCAAAAGTTGCCATTCGATTGTATGACGAAGTATTTGATCAAGGACTCAGTGCGATTCTTACCGTCCCCACTGAACTGTTCATGATGACTGATGAAAAATTAACATTCATTAATTTCTCAGACTTCTATACTTATTTCAAATTCTTGAAGGCGCCCAAGATTTCATACAATGGTATGTTCCTTATCATGGAATCACTGAACCAAGAGCTCATTAAATATCGCGTGTCGGTGAATCAAGTTCGTAAACGAACATATCCTGATCACCCGAACACAACATTTAATGTTTCATGTGACATCCCTGGTGAGATATTAGCATCAATGGAAAAGATTAGCTCCATGATGAAATCCAAGAATGCACAAATTAAGTATCACGGAAATGGTAAACTCGATATCATAATCTTGGCTGACACGAACTCATACAAAAAGAGTTTTGATGTTGAGGTTCATGAAGAGTGTGAACCATTTGAATGGACATTTATGTCTGAAATTTTCAGTCGGGTACCATTCCATGATGAAGTGTATAAATTACATCTCAACGATCGAAGCATGAGACTTGGATTTAGTAATGTTAATGGCGTTCAACTTGATATTTACACAGTTAGATCAGCAAGGACTTAAAAATGAATTCAGTGGAAAAAGAAGAGCTATCACCTGAAGATAAACAGTTGTACATGGAAGCATCCGCGGTCATGACTGAAAAGTTTGAAAAGTTGATAGCTCCAGCTCGAATGAATAAACGATTATCAGTGGCTGACAATTTTCATTTCAAAGCAATTGCGAAGTTTTGTCTGATATCGGGTGTTGATGTTACACTACCAAAGTCATCATGTAAACACTGCAATGGTCGTGGATACACATCATTTGATGTTAAGAGTACAGCACCAATCCCTTGCAGTTGTATCTATCCAAATGGAATGGGGGATGACTCAATTTATCGATCATACAACAGGGCTGATCGTAGGAGGGTTGCTAAGGTATCCAAGACAGCACCAATGAGTAAAGATAGATTCAAACAGATGGCTAAAGAAATTGAAGTTATCAGTGAGGGTGTTGCAAATGGAATTTGAATCCGTATGGACTGAGCACTTTAGACCAGAATTTGTTAAGGATGTTATTTTACCAACACCATATCGCCGTGCGTTTGATACTTATGTTGAATATAAAGACATTCCACATATGATATTATACTCATCTAAGCCGGGTACCGGTAAGACGTCTTTAGCTAAAGCCTTAGTCAATACCATCGGTAATGAGATGTTATTTATCAATGCATCTAAGAATGGCAGTATCGATACCCTTCGTGAAAAGATCCAGTCATTTGCCGATTTCGAATCATTGAATGGTTTTCGAAAGGTTATCATTCTTGATGAGTTTGATGGGTCGTCACAAGCTATGCAGAATGGTTTGAAATCATTCATCGAAGAATATGATGATAACTGCCGGTTCATTGTTACTTGCAACAAAATGATCAACCTGATTGAGCCGCTACAGTCCCGATGTCAAATCTTCGACTTCAATTTCTACCGTAGAGATTGGCGTGAGGAAGTTACGATGTTGGCCGCAAAGCGTATTGCTGGGATTTTGAAAATTAAAGAAATTCCATTCGATAAAGAAGTTTTGCTTGGGATTGTATCTAAATATTTTCCTGATATCAGATCGATCATGAATGTGTGTAGCCAATCATTTGCTATGTATGGTGGAATTGTTAAAGACTCTCTTCAGATAACTGCATACGATACAACGATCATCCAAATGATCCTTGAGTGTAAAGTTACTGATGCTCGACAGTACATGTTGAATAATGGGGACTATAAAGGGATATTCTCATACATCATGTGGAATCTCCATACATTCATCACCAAACCAGATGAAGTTAAGATCGTTCCTGTGATATCAGAGCATATGTGGCGAGAGTCCCAAGGTGTTATTGATAGTGATATCAATTTCTACCATATGATTATTGAAATTCGTAAATTATTATCTTAAGGAGACGGCATGTCTAAAACTATTAAACCGATCAGAGACCGAATTGCATTCAACATCATTGAACGAACCGCAAATGAGACCGATGAACATGGTCTTATGGCACCAAACCGTGAAGCATATCATGAAAAGTTGATTGTTCGTGGTGTCGTTGTTGCTATTGGTGATGATGTGACTTCAATCGAGGTTGGTGATGAGATCATATTGAACATCACTACAGCAATTGATATCAAACCCACTGGGTATGATGTAAAGGTTATTTCCGAATCAGATGTTATTGCTGTGGCGCGATAATGAGCACTGATGTCGAATATAAACCATTAAAATTATTCGATTTCATCAAAGGGATGACATCTCAGAAGAGAGACTTGGACTTTAATGATCCCCTTGTATCAAAGGAATACAAGCAGTTCATAATAAATAAGACCATTTCATCTTCTGAGTTGTATGTTCCCGCTATGAATGATACACTGAATCATAAGAGATCAGCCAATATACCAAACCGGTTGCATTATGATTATCTAAAATCGGTCCTACCGAAAAGATATGTACCATTCACAGTTCCTAAGGCTGCCGGTGCTGCTGAGAATGATTGGATGAAGCCATACCTCTCGGATTTCTTTCAAGTTGGGACTCGTGATGTTGAAATTCTCATGAAATCCTTAACTGAAGATGAAATCGAAGAGATACTATCAGACTATAAACTTGGTGTAGATGGTAAGATGGTTGAACTCTAGGAAATTAAATGGTTATCAGTGATAATGGTAAGGTTCTATCAAGATTGATACGGGCTGAAATGGCAGATTTCAGCTTCAACCCATCACGGGTAACCAAACTCCCACCACCAGTTAGATGCATATCAACTGCGATTGATGATCGATTACTTCTTAAGTATCGAGCCACAGCAGCAGGATCTCAGGTTGCATTAATCAAGGGTATGTTCAAATATCTGACTTTATATCCCGACATAAAACTGAATCCAGTGGCATTAGCGGTTTCACCTGCGCCATTATTGGTTGAGCGAGTATCCGGGTCGATATCAATGGATGGAATTATTGATATACCGGATGTTGATAGCGATGTCATGATGGCAACAATGAAAGCTTCAGTCGCTGTATCATTACCAAGAATCCTTGGGGCCATGTATATGGCTGATCGGGATGATGCGGATGAAATACGCCGAAACACCATGAAAGAATTCATGTCAAACATTGTTACAGTCCTAAATCTCCCACCGAATAAAGTCACCGCCGCAGAACTCGATGGATCTCAATACATCAGCTATGCAGGAATCGCAATGTTTACACCACCGGGTGGATTTGGTCAGATGGATAACTTCTGTCAAGAGGTTAATCAGCTCATGGATATTTCCGTTAAAGATGTGACTGATCCATCCGAGATGTTTACCATAACCTGGGATGTTCTCGGAACTGCGATCGTTGAAATAATCAAATCAAATTATCTGATAGGTGCTGTGGGTGGTTTAAACTTCACCAGTGGTGGAATCCCAATCGCAATTGTTGGTATAACCACGGACAACATAGCAGTTGAAGATGTGACTATAGCCAAGCTATCAATGATGATGGAATTGACTGTATTGGATAATCCACTGCGACTATTCAGAAGGATCTCATTACCAGATCTCAATAGTATCAAATTAAAATTGAAGCGTCGGTTTGGTGATGACTGGATGGATTGGGACCTTGAGTTTGACATAGCATCATTGATTGGCAAGATCGATTTCCTACTTGGTTCAATTGTTGATGTAGCATCATCAATCACCGAAACCATCAATGATATGGTCAATAAGATATGGGATAAAATACATGATGCTATCAATCGTTTGGTGATCCGGATAACTGATGTGTTGGAATCTCTTGGTGTTGTTGCTGAGCTTATCGCTGAAGTTATCAGAGAGTTACTAGATATCCCACAGAGAATGATTACAGCCATACGAGAAGCTCTAGAATCCATGGTCAATGGGATCGTACAAAAAGCCATTGACATGTTCAAATTGATATCGGTTCGGATCGCATTGAAAGCAACATGGGATATCACCAAAGGATTACCTGCACCAGTTGGGCCCATTGCAACACTTACATATCTGTTGGGTAGACTCGAGAAAATGGTAAATCGAGTTATTGATTTCATCGACCAATTAATAACCACAATTTCAGAAACCATTGCTGAGTTAAAGGAAACTGTTGACGCGATTATTGAAATTATCAACACAACTTTACTAAACATCGTGCATGTATTGAATGAGCTTGTTGGCATTGAATGCAGTAACACGACATGTAATCTATACGACAATGGATGTGATCATCGACTTCTCTCTTGGATTGGTGTTGATGAATCAATCAAACCAAAATCACCAGAGCTACCTGAACCACCGACCAAACCAGAATCGGAAGAACCACCGACATCGGTTGATTACCCCCGCGTCAACCCAGATGAACAAGGTAATCCGGTTGTGGTTAAAATACCACCAGATGATCAGAATTGGATCATCATGCAGAACAATAATCCAGACTCCAATGAGTATATCCAAGCAAGAGCTGCATTGGAATTGTCATTGGATTCCGCGATACCAGTTCCATTCGATTTTGCTGATGATGCTGAATTAAAAACATTGGCTGATGCTATTCCAATAGGTTGACTATAAATAATCATATAATCAACAATGAGGTGATATATGATTTATGAATCAACTAAAGTCGATCCGCGGGTAGTATCATGCCCAAGCTGTGGATCAAATAAGGTTCTACCAACAAATGGTGCTGATGTAAAATGTGTATGTGGGGTAACACTCTCAAGCAAGGGTGCTCTTAATGAGCATATCAAAACTGAAAATGTAAAACAACTGCTTCGGGGATAACAATGCCTAAGATTATTTTGATATCTGGAAAGAAACGATCCGGTAAAGATACGTTTGCAACATATTTGATCGAAGCTATCAATGAGCTTAATGAAGGTTTACCCAAACCGATAACTACATACCACACATCATTCGCCAAAGCATTAAAGGTTGGTGCTGCGGCAGATTTCAGATTGATTGAATTATATCTGAATGACATTGCTAAAGACCTTCTGCTGATTGATAATGTTAGCCTGGAAACTACTGAAGCACTGAAACAGATCGAGACAAAACTAACTCTAAATTTTGCTGAATTCGAAAACAATAAAAATGTTTTACAGCGATTGTTCTGGCAGATTTATGGCACAGAGATTTTCCGTAATCGCCACTCGCAGAATTATTGGACATGTCGGGCATTCCAAGATTGTATCGGGTCTGGTGCTGATGTATCAATTGTTAGTGATGCTCGATTCCCCAATGAGGTCACTGATACAAATATGTACTTTTGTGATGAAGATATATTCCCTATAAGAATCCAACGAGATGAGGCTGATCGTATGTCCGACAGTCATGTATCTGAGACTGCGTTGGATAATTATGAATTCGATATTGTGATACCAAACAACAGTACACTTGATGAGTTGAAGTTGCTGGCGAATTCATATGCTAATAAAATAGTTAGGACATTCATCTAATGGCCAAGAAAAATCCGATTCAGATATTGATTGTTACCCACAGCACAGTCAAGGTATCTAAGCGGATCACCAAGTTCATATCAGTGTTCAAAGAAGTGTCAGAGGCTAATAACATAGTTTTTGACATTTTTTATGTTGATGAGTACTTTCGGATCGATCCAAATGACATTAAGACAAAGCCATTTAAAGTTGATGTCACCATTGATGATAAAGTGGTTAGCAAATCATTCGGACCAACCAATAGAGTTGTTGCATTAATTGACGATGATGTAATGCGATTCGCAGAGGGTCAGGTGTTTGTTCGAATCCTTAAGATGAAAGGTATCACACTTATCAATGACTTTGAAACATCAATCTTATGTAACAACAGATACATGATGTACATGATGCTTAAGCGATATGGGATCAATACATTAACATCGGAGTATGTCACCCAATTCAATCAGAGATATTCAATTGGGACATTGATGGATAAAGTGACATATCCATCGGTGATATCATCCAACAATGGATCTGGTGCAGTTAATATTCGAGTAACTTCATATCTGGATGCAATACGAGCAATAAAGAACAACATCACTATGCTCAGCCCTATCATCATTCAGCCGGTCATTGATGCGACGCATTGTGTCCGTGTGATAACACTTGATGGTAATGTGATGGCGTCAATCAAAACAACTAAGATTGTGGACAATGTTCCCGATTTCTCAACCTATGTTGAGTATACACCAAATGATGATGAGATTCAATTTGTTCGATCGGTTACCCGAGCAATCGATGTTGATATGGGGTGTGTTGATTTTGTCACAATTGATGATGTCAAAACCGTTATTTCAATCGAGGCCTCATTTACTAAATACGGAACGAATGATGTGTTTGTAAAGAGTGTGATTGATAAAGTTATAAATAACATTATAAATGTAATTGACCATGATTCAACTGATCATGATATAGGAGATGAAAATGACGAAGTCGTTTGAAGAAATTTATGCAGAAAAGAAACTAGTTGAATCAGAACAACTCAATGAGGGATTGACTAGTCGGTTTACCAAGAAGACAAAAATTGTTATGTCTGACTTTGACCAGTGGCGAGAAATTTCACCACAGCAATATCTTCAGTTCGCGCAGATGCTATCTCGTGCGAATATGATATCAGGTCAAACTGGGTCGGTACAAATCAATCGACGACTCGCCAATATGGAGTTTGTTGATGCATATGATGTGACTGGTGTTACTGAGCTTAGCAATAAATCATTGCGTGAAATCGCTAAGAAGAAATTCATGGATGCTGGTTATCGAACTCCCCAAGAGATTGAAGCTCATAGGGCTCAGCAGGTTCAACAACAGACCCCACAACAAGAGACCTTAATGAACTCAGTTCGTTATGATATCAGTAATATGATCACCGAAGCTAAACAGAGTCGGGCTCAACGAACTGCAGCAAACCAAGCCAGACTGAATCAGGCGAATAGAACTGGTGGACGAAATACAACTGCGGCGCCTAACCCACAAGCATCGGCGCCTAACCCACAAGCATCGGTGCCAACCCAACAGACATCAGCACCGGCTAATGCACAGATGACCGATGAAGAAGCGATTGCAGCGGCTAATGAGTTGTTTGATCCGGAATCGTTAGTGATGGATGAATACCGAAATGGACCCCCAGCGTCACAGACAACTCCAGCTCCACAACCGGAACTAGCGGCTCAAACACAGACAACTCCAGCTCCGGAAGTGGCGCCAGCACCAGCTCCGGCATCACAGACAACTCCAGCTCCAGCACCACAACAAGAGCTAGTGAATCCGGTTAATAATATGGTGGATCAGGCCCAACAGACCACTTCGTCAAATCCGGTTGTGCAAAATGCCGTGAATACAGCGAATGAAGCTGAAGCTGTGGTTAATAATGTTGATACATCTAATGTACAGACAAATCCCACTCCAGTACCGACACCTGAAGCACCAGCTGCGCCGCATTCAGTTCCGTCCCCAACGCCCGAAGTAGCTCCAGCACCAGCTCCAGCACCACAGCAATCTGGTATCGGTGATAGAATTAGAAGTGCTGCAAACCAAGTAGTTCAAAATATTACATCGAATGTTCAAGGTGCTGCGGCGAATGTTCGGGCTGGTGCGGCAATAAATCAGCAAAATAGACAGCGAATGAGTGATATCAGACAGGATGTTCGAAACAATGGTGAACTTCTGAATGATAAGACTAAGCTGATGCATGGGGTTGAATACCAAGTTAAGTATAAAACCAAAGATGGTGTTGGTGGAATGGTTAATAAAGCACTCAACATGGTAACTGGTGGTAAAATTGCTCTGCTAAACTTCAAAGACACCGAAACTGGTGCTGAACATTTCACCCTTGGATATAAGGGAAAACTTGGTAAAGATTTTGTATTGGCAACTGCGGGTAATGGAACTGCGGCTACGGCTGACATGATGAGTAACATGATGCGTATTCAGAATGATATGCGAACCAACAGACTGCAAGCACCAACTTCCGGGTTGACAACACCAGGAACCAATCAGGCCATGCCAACACTTGGTGGTAATTTACAACAGCAGTTTAGCCAGGGGATACCACAAGGTACACCAAATGTATCATCGATCTCACCTGTGCAACAAACACAGCATCCAGCAATGGATCCGGCGGTGGCGGCGATGATGTCTAATCCACAGCAGATGCAGCTGTTTCAACAATGGGTTGCATCTCAACAACAGCAGCAGAGATAGGAATTTTACATGATTAATCTTGACCTCATAACTGAATCTCAGTTAGATCAATTAGATGAAACTATGTTAAATGAAGGGGTTGGCACTGCGGTGACCAACCTTTTTAAAAAGATGTTTTTTGGTAAAATTACATTAGATGCTAAGGCATTCAAGAATGGAACTATAACCAAGATTCCACCAATGGCATATGTTAAGTTGGCTAAATCTTTAGATTCACGACAAATGAATGCTAATGGTAAGCCATATAAGAATAGGGAAGTCCGCGTTGAAGGTCAGCCGATGATCATCAACAAGATTAATAATCTCGAATGGTTGGTTGATGAACAAGATCTACCACAAATGCGCGATGGGACTGACCCTGAAGTTGATCTATTGGACGGGGCATGGGCAAAGGTCAAAGATCATGGAAATATTCTTCGTGGAATTCCGGGTGTTGGTATTGGTGAGATCGCTATGGTCAATCTTCAATATGGAACCAAAGAGTTATTCTATCTGTTGACCAAGGGTAAGGCTGCAATGAAATATGTTGCAGATCGAACCGGTTCGATGACTGGATCTCAGTTTGTCAATGCGATGCGAGTTGAGGATAAATATAAGCGTGGTGGATATAAAGATAAGCCTGAATCGGTTGATGAACTCGATGATGTTATCGATGATGAACTTTTCCTCATCACCACATTCAAAAAGCCATCCAGGGTTCTTCCCAATTCAGAATAGTACTGTTGGTGGATTCAAATCATACATTTGGAAAGTACTAGATGGGACTAAGATCTTGGGTGCTGTTCAATTGCGTAATACCAATAAAGGTATTGAGTTGTGGTCAACAAAATCAGTCAAGAACTTTATCACCGGTCGTAGAGCAACGGTTATTGGTAATGATGATTTACTTGTAAGCTTTAATGCACCAATGTCTAAGTTTAGAGGTACTGAGCAACTAAAGATAATTTGTAATAGAATTATCGATCAGTTTCTTGAGGATAAACCAGGGGTTACTGAGGTTAATAAAGTTAGAGAGAAAACATTTGACTATGAGTATGTTATATCCAATTATGTATTCATGTATAATGATAATCAGATTGGTATAAAGGTTACATGGAAATCTGAACAGTGCTTTGTGTATGGGGCTGGTGATGTTGATATATTGAATGAGTTAGCTGAACATATCAAACAGACATTGAGTCAATCAAGTCACAGTTCCAGTACCACGAGTAGTCAGATTAGTTCAGATGACACATCAGCAAAAGATGCTGACGCAAAGGCTAAAGCCGAAGCTGAAGCAAAGGCTAAAGCCGAACAAGACGCAAAAGATGCTGAAGCAAAGGCTAAAGCTGAAGCCGAAGCAAAGGCTAAAGCTGAACAAGATGACTCGGGTGAAACCAGAACCAGAACCAGAACCAGAACCAGAACCAGAACCAGAACCAGAACCAGAACCAGAACCAGAACCAGAACCAGAACCCACAAGTGGAGATGGTGATGAAGATGAAACCAATAATGATGTTGAGGTAGATACCCAGACCACGGACACATCTTCACAAGACGAACCGAATGCTAAAACGACAGAAGAAGCAGAAGCCGAGAAAGCTAGAAAAAAAGCCAAAGCAGCTGAAGCTAAAAAAGCTAAAGCTGAAAGGGAATCTGCTCGTAAAAATGGTGAAGCTGTGAACCAAGTCGATCAATTGATGGGTGAGATTCGGGATTCATTAAAAGCAATAAACCAAAAAACTGGGTTTGTTAAAGTAACGGATGCTTTAAATGACATTAAATTGGCATGTAATGACATCATTTCACTGAATGAGTTGAATCGTATATTTGACGAGCTTTCGTATGATGATCCCGTTGGTGATAGTGTGGATGACCGAAAGAATCAAATCTTTGGGGTAATTAATGATGATGTACTTGGTCGTATTAAAACCATACAAACCTTACGGTCAACTGCGATAAAAAATAATAAATTCCAAAAGATAGCACATGGTTGGGGTGACAAATCAATTATGAGCATATTAGATGTTTATATCGATGGATTAAATGGGATGATCAGTTCCAAGGATGACAAGGATGACAAGGATGACAAGGATGAAGACACCAATAAGACTGATGAGCTGGTTGCCGATCAATTTAATATCGATGAAGCAATCAAATCGGTCATTGAACATATTAAAACTGATAAGGTTCATGATAAGCTGAATGATGAGCATTATAAAGTCATCACTGAAGCTTTAAATAAGATTGATGTCACCGATGTCACAAACCTACAACAGTTACTAAATAAATTTGAAACGAGTGTAAGCCAATGATTGATTTAAGCTTATTCACAAAAACAATTTTAACTGAAGATGAGTTGAATTCAGTTCTTGCTGAGGCTGAATCTCCATGGGTTATATTCGAAGCTGCAACTGCTGATAACTATGCACCATTCGAGTCTGAATCTCAATACAATCAGTTTCATAGAACTGTTATAAAATTGCTGTTGGATCATGCATCCAATACCATCACAGACCCAAGAGCCCTCAAAGATGAAATTGATTTATTATCGGATGCATTTGAGGGTGGCGTGAAATATGGTGGGGCTGATTACTTCACTGAGGCATATAATAAACTTCCTGAAGAAGAACCACAAGAAGAAATTATTGATCAGCCAGGTGAGATCGAAGATGAGACTGAAGTTGAACCCGATCGGGATCAAAATGATGAAAAATCTGATGAAATTGACATAGTTATACCCGATGGGGGCAATCCGATTGATACTACCCCTTTGAATATAACTGATGTCATAGCCTTAGCTAATGGTGCTATAGATAGTGCCGAAGAAGAGACCCCGGTGATACCAGAGGTTACACCCGAAATCAAGAAGCCTAAAGTCGAACCAGAACAAGCCAAACCGATAGCATCAGTAGCATCATTAACGGGTCTATGTGAGAAGATTATGTCAAGTAAAAATCTTAGATCATACACACCGACTGATGTTATGAAAGGTAAGATTGAGAAATTTACAACGGCATCTGATTTGTATAATCCTACCGATGCAGTCATATCATTACTGAATAATATGAATAACGCTAAGATGATTGAATTCAAATCTGGCAACCTGACCATCCACACCACCGGGAATGCCATCAGAGAGTATAGCCCCGAGATTGTTAGTGCATTTTGTGGGCTGATTCGTCGAATTAAGGCTGACTCGGTTACGGTGAAAGATGCCATGAGTGAAATGAAACTACCGGGTGATACAAAAGATCTCGATCGGTCAATAAAAGTTGCTAAGATTTTGAATCCAAATGACAAACAACTTAAATTAATTTCAGATACAGATTCACCTGAAGATGTAGTGTCGCAGTTTACTTCGCATATTACATCCAAATTGGGTAATCAGACTGAGTATGATAAACAAACCAACAACTCAATTAAGGTTACTGCAACGGTTGACGGTGATAGCAGAACATTGTACATACCATTAGTTGATACGATATTTGATCCTGGGTTTGGTGACATGGTTACCCGCATCTCAACATTGAAGAATGACAGTTCAATTAATGCGACTAATGCAGCCAAAATGATGAAATTATTAAGTGATAATGGAATCGAATCATTTATTGATGGTCCGATATCATTCGCCCAAAAATTAATTAAAAAGATGAACAAAGACATTCCGATAGGATTATTACTGAAGACTCCATATAAGGGTAATCATGACATAATTGTTAATGGCAGTATTGATACCAACCCTGAGTATGTGTTGTGGGTATCAGAGGATTACAGCCCCGGATCGAAAATTAAAAATGAGTATGATCAATACATCAAATCAATTGATGAAACTTCAGTCAAAGATGTAATAGCAAATCTCCCGGAGCTGACAAAGCTTAAGAGTAAGGCTGATGTTAATGCCATGGAAGTTATTAATAACGAAAGATTGAGACTTTTAAAAAAGGTTATTGAGAAATACCCAAGGGATGAACTGCTGGATATCAATATTGATGATCTCATCAAGGCATCCAATTTTCCATTGAAATCTGAGGCCACCGATTTTGCCAAGAAGGAGTTGAAAGACTTCATTGGTGAGTTGATCCCAAATGAAGTCATCACATCAGAGCCTAGGGAGAAATCTAAGCTGGTGGTATCAACTGATGACTATGATGCAAGCGCAGCACGAGCTAAAAAGGATACTGAGCGACATGACAGTATTCAATCTGATTTTGAGGCCAAGAATCGTGTCAATGAGATAGCAAGGGATATTGCTGATGCAGCTGTTGCTGATAATAAGGTTTATGATCAGGGTTCACACATTGGTGATGTGTCTGGTAAACTCAATGATGATGGATCTGAAATGTCATCATATCAACTATAAATAGTTGTAAGTGAAACTAAAATGGAGTGTATAATGGTTAAAAAGAAATCCATACTTGAATTCTTTAAGTCAACTGGATCATTGCT